TTTTACATATGCTAGATCAAACATACGTGACGTCATAGACACTGCAGCTGGTGCCATAGATACACTATCTACTTTAGCATCTCAGTCACAAAATTCTAGAGACTTTGAAGCATTATCTAAGCTTATGGATACAGTCATTAATGCTTCAGAGAAATTATTGAAACTACAAAAGTCTATCAGGGAAATTGATAAAGCAGATGAACCAAACAACCCTGATATACCTCAACAAGTGACTAACAATTTGTTTGTCGGTAGTACAGCAGAGTTAAGTAAGATCATAAGTGACTTGAAGAGTCAGTAATCATACACCATCATTATTTGGTCAATACCTATTATATACAATCAGGACTAAATGTCAATAGCTAAACCTCAAGTAGAATTTGAAAATTTTAAGAGTTACAACGGTAACCCGTTATTAAAACGTAGCTCTGTTAATATAAAATGGACACCTGACATCATAGCTGAGTATGTCAAGTGTTCACAAGATCCGATATACTTCTGTCGCACGTATATGAAAATCGTGAACGTCGACCGTGGCTTAATACCATTTGAACTCTATGACTATCAAGTAGATATGATGAATGCGATGGTGAACGAGAGTCGTGTCATCATAACTACTTCACGCCAGGCTGGTAAGTCCACTACCACATGTGCTTTCATTTTATGGTATGTGTTATTCAGTGAAAGCAAGACTGTAGCTTTGCTAGCTAACAAAGGTGAAACAGCCCGAGAAATCTTGGGCAAGATTCAGTTAGCATACCAGCATCTGCCAAAGTGGCTGCAACAGGGTGTGGTCGAGTGGAACAAGGGTTCATTTGAGCTAGAAAACGGTTCAAGAGTCATAGCTGCAGCTACTTCTTCAGACTCCATCCGTGGTTACTCGATCAATCTATTATTTATTGATGAAGCAGCATTCGTTGAGAACTTTGATGTATTCTTTACTTCTACTTACCCGACCATTTCATCTGGTGAAACTACAAAAGTCATCCTTGTTAGTACACCAAAAGGTCTGAATCATCACTATCATATATGGACTAACGCTGTATCTGGTAAAAATGGTTACAAACCCATCATGGTCAGGTGGGCTCAAGTACCAGGTAGAAACGAGAAGTGGAAGCAAGACACACTTGCTTCACTCAACTTTGACATGGAGAAATTCAATCAGGAATATGAATGTGAGTTTCTTGGCAGCTCTGGTACACTGATAGCAGGTTGGAGATTAAAGCAACTAGAAGCTACTATACCTGTCCATACAAATAATGGATTATCCGTATTTGAACACCCAGTCAATGGTCACGTGTACGTCTGTGTGGCTGACGTCTCGCGCGGTAAGGGCTTAGATCACTCAGCTTTTAGTATTATAGACGTGACAACGATGCCATACAAGCAAGTATGTACTTACAGAAATAACTTCATTACACCGATAGATTACGCGGAGATCATATATCGTATAGCTAAGTCATACAATAGAGCTGCTGTACTAGTAGAAATTAATGATATAGGAGAGCAGATCTCTACCTCCCTGCAGTTTGATTTTGAGTATGATAACTTGTTGTACACAGAACATGCAGGGCGTGGTGGCAAAAAGATTTCAGCGGGATTTGGTCCAAACGCAGACAAAGGTATTAGGACTACAAAGACAGTAAAGTCAGTAGGATGTTCTATATTAAAGTTACTTATTGAGCAAAGTCAAATAGTTATAAACGATAAGTACACGATCTCTGAATTGTCTACATTTTCAAAGAAAGGTGTTTCTTACGAGGCGGAACCAGGTAACAATGATGACATGGTCATGGGACTAGTCTTGTTTTCTTGGCTTAGTGATCAAGCTTACTTTAAAGACTTGACTGACATAAACACTCTAGCTAGACTAAGAGACAAGTCAGAAGATGACATAGAGAATGAATTACTTCCATTTGGATTCATAGATGATGGTAGAGACGATGATGATATCATTGATATGAGTAATCCTCCTAGGTCTTGGATGTTTAGTTCAGACGAACGGTTTTAATAAATACTATAATAGATTTGATCGTATTTGTCATGATTCTCACCGTGATGGTCAAGAGTGTTTAATTTATAAATACACCGAGCAAATTCCCGCAATCTCTTGAAAGGAGAAAATCATGGCGATACTAGTAAGTCCCGGTGTGAACGTTTCTGAAGTTGACTTAACCACAGTCGTTCCAGGCGTTTCCACATCAGTAGGTGCTTTTGCCGGCATCTTTCGTTGGGGTCCAGTTGGTGAAAGAATTCTTGTCGATAACGAAAATACATTAGTAGCTCGTTTCGGTAAGCCAACTTCACTTAACCCCGAAACATTCTTGACAGCAGCTAGCTACCTTAGCTATGCTTCTGCTCTATTTGTTGTTCGTGCAGCTAACACAACTACCGGTGATGCTAATTCAGCTCTGAATGCTATCGCTAATACAGCTTCAGCAAACGTAGCTAACTGTGTAGTAAAGAATCAAACAGACTATGATGCACGTGCAAGTTTTGAATCTGGTGCTCTATACGTCGCTAAGTATCCTGGTGACCTAGGTAACTCACTCCGCGTATCAGTCTGTGATTCTGCAAATGCTTTTACTTCTACACTTGACTTAGCTGGTGCAGAAAGCAGCAACAATATCACTGGTTCTTTCAGCATCACCATTGGTTCAAACTCTGCTACTCTATCATTTGATTCAGACAATGCTGATGATGCTGCAAACACTTACGCTAATACTATTGCAGCAGCTCTTTCCGTCGGTGATGCAATAAAAGTTGGTAACTCTTCTATTGGCACACAATACCTCACTATTTCTGCTATTAGTACACCAAGCGTATCATCAAATCTAGCTTCTTTCACTGTTTCATTCCTTGACAAGTACACATTAGCTACTGACTATGTTGCTAACACTACTGTTAATGGCAGCAATACAGTGGTTGGTGTGACTCGTTATTGGGAACATCATGGCTTAGTTTCCGGCGCTCCTACTACTTCTCAGTACGTGGCTGCTTCTGGCAACTCAGCTGCTGTTGATACTCTACACGTAGTAGTGACTGACCAAGACGGTAAGTTCACTGGTGTTCCAGGACAAGTACTAGAAGTTTATCAGGGTCTATCTCGCGCTACAGACGCTAAGAACTCTGATGGTTCTACTAACTATTACAAGAGCGTGATCAATAATCGTTCACAATACATCTGGTGGGCAAATGATCGTACCGGTGCAGTATCTAATACAGCCACTAACGTGGTTACATCTTCTAATGCTAAGCCAACTAGATTAGACTTTGCTGGTGGTCAAGACGGTTACTCAGAGAGCTCAGCAACTCTCGGTGTATTAGCTTCTGCTTATGACCTATATAAGTCCGCCGAAGCTGTGAACATCGGTCTAATCATCACCGGTAAGCCAGTCGGTGGTTCTACCACTGTAAATGGTCAAACAGTTTCTAAGTTCCAACTTGCTAACTATGTAATTGATAACATTGCTAGTGTTCGTAAAGACTGCATTGTGTTTGTATCTCCAGATGATGGTGTTGTTACTTCTAACCCAGGTTCAGAAGCTCAATCTATTGTTAACTGGCGTGGTGCTGTGACTGATACTACATATGCTGTGATTGACTCTGGTTATAAGTACATGTATGATCGTTACAATGACGTGTATCGTTACATTCCACTAAACGGTGACATCGCTGGTCTCTGTGCTCGCACCGATCAGACTAATGACGCTTGGTGGTCTCCGGCTGGTCTGACACGCGGTCAGATCAAAAACGTCGTGAAGCTTCGTTTCAATCCTAACCAAGCTGAGCGTGACTTAATCTATACTAATGCCATTAACCCAGTGGTTTCATTCACCGGTCAAGGTACATTCCTCTATGGTGATAGAACTGCTACTTCTAAGCCATCTGCTTTCGACCGTATCAACGTCCGCAGACTCTTCATTGTTCTTGAGAAAGCTATCTCTGACGTTGCAAAAACTACACTATTTGAGTTCAATGATGACTTCACAAGAACTCAATTCAGAAACATTATCAACCCATACCTGCGTGAAGTTCAGGGTCGCAGAGGCATCACAGACTTCCTAGTCGTGTGTGACGCTACCAACAATACTCCTGAAGTTATTGATCGTAACGAGTTCCGTGGTGATATCTACATCAAGCCAAACCGCTCCATCAACTTCATCCAGTTGAATTTTGTTGCGGTTCGTAGCGGTGTAGAGTTTAGCACAGTCATCGGTCGATAAATAGAATAAATTATAACAAGGAGTTATAAAAATGGCTTTTGATATTAATAACTTTAAAGCTAATGGTTTAACAAGAGGGGGTGCTCGCCCCTCTCTCTTTCGTGTAGAGATGTCTTTACCACCCGGTGTTACTAATGCTCTTTCAAAATTTACATTTACGTGCAGAGCATCTTCTGTCCCTGCTTCTTCTATTGCACCAGTAGAAGTACCATATTTTGGTAGAAAAATTAAATTAGCTGGTGACAGATCATTTGCAGATTGGTCTGTTACAATTATGAATGATGAAGATTTTGA